GACCGGGACGTACAGCTGTGGTTTGAGGAAGTCAACCGTCGGCTGTTCAAATACCGCTACACACCGAAAGCGAATTTCTCCAGTCAGAATCAGCAGATTTACAAGGGCCTGGGCGCGTTTGGCAACGGCGTCATGTTTGTGGACGCCCTCGATGGCGAGCCGGGGCTGCGCTACAAGTCCGTTCACTTGTCTGAAATCTTTTTCCTGGAAAACCACCAGGGCATTGTCGACACCGCGATCCGGCATTTTTCGCTGACAGCCAAGCAGGCGGTGGGCAAATGGGGCAAGGACAAGCTGCCGAAGGTGATTGTCGACAAGGCCGATCAGTCACCCAACACCGAATACTGGTTTTTGCATTGCGTCAAACCGAATGACGAAATGGACCCGTCCAAGGCGGACTACCGCGGGATGCCGTTCAGCTCCTACTACGTTTCCATGGAGGGGCGGATTGTACTGAGCCGCGGCGGGTTCACGACTTTCCCGTATGCCGTGGGCCGTTATGAGCAGGCACCGAACGAAACCTATGGCCGCAGCCCGGCCATGGACGTGCTGCCGGCCATCAAGACGCTGAACGAGGAAAAGAAAACGGTACTGAAGCAGGGCCACCGCAGCGTGGATCCGGTGCTGCTGGCCCACGATGACGGCATCCTGGACAGCTTCAGTATGCAGCCGGGCCACGTCAACTACGGTGGCGTGAGTGCGGAAGGGCGCCCGCTGGTGCAGGGGCTGCCGGTGGGCAACATTGCCATCGGCAAGGACCTGATGGATGACGAGCGCATGGTTATCAATGATGCGTTCCTGGTCACCCTGTTCCAGATCCTGGTGGAAACCCCGACCATGACTGCTACCGAGGTCATGGAGCGCACCCGGGAGAAGGGCCTTCTGTTGGCGCCCACGATTGGAAGGCAGCAATCCGAGTACCTGGGCCCCATGATCGAACGCGAGCTGGACCTGTTGGCGACCCAGGGACTGTTGCCGCCGATGCCGCCGGCCATGATCGAGGCCGAGGGCGAATACTCCATTGAATACGACTCACCCCTGTCCCGGGCCCAGCGGGCCGAGGAAGCAGCAGGCCTGATGCGGTCGGTGGAAGCCAGCCTGAATATCGTCAACGTGACCCAGGACCCGGCACCGCTGGATCACTTCAACTGGGATGTGATTATTCCTGAAGTCTCCGACATCAACGGTGTGCCCGAGAAGTGGATGAACAGCCTTGAAGCGGTCCAGCAGATGCGTGAACAGCGGGCCCAGGCGCAGCAGGAACAGATGGCGATCCAGGCAGCGCCCGGGGCCGCGGCCATGACCAAGGCAGTTGACCAGGCGACCAAGGGCGAATGAGCACCAGTAGCACTTACAAGGAAAAAGTGGCGAAGCTGAAAACCTTTTTCACTCGCCGCAAGAGTGCCTATCACCAGGTATTCAATCCGGAAAACGTCTACACCCAGCTGGTCCTGGAGGACCTGGCGAAATTCTGCCGGGCCAATGAGTCGACGTTTCACCCCAATTCAGACATAGCCCGCCAGCTGGATGGCCGGCGCGAGGTATGGCTGAGAATCCAGCAACACTTGAATCTGACAACCGACGAGCTTTTTGAGCTGTACGGCCAGAGAGGACTGAACAATGATTAAGCAACTGATTTCTTTACTGTTTTGGACATTTACGTTTTATGCCGAAGGCGACGGCGGCGGTGAAGGCGCCGCGACCGGTGGCGAAGGAGGCGAAGGTGCTGGCGCAGGCGCCGGTGGTGAAGGCGGCGGTGGCGACGGTGCTGCTGCTGCTACTGACTGGACCGCCAACTTATCCGAGGATATGCGCGGCTATGTCCAGAACAAGGGTTTCAAGCAGCCTGAGGATGTGCTGAACAGTTACGTCAACCTGGAAAAGCTGCATGGCGTACCAGCTGAACAGATCGTCAAGCTGCCGGGCGATAACGATGACCCGGAAAGCTGGAACAACGTCTGGTCGAAACTGGGCAAGCCCGACTCCCCGGACGGCTATGAGGTCCCGATGCCGGAAGAAGGCGGGGATGAGAATTTCGCCGCCGAGGCCAAAAACTGGTTCCATGAGGCCAACCTGACGCCGGCGCAGGCCAAGAAGGTGGCGGAAAAGTGGAACGAGTATGTAACCAGCACCCAGCAGCAGACGGCCGAGCAGCAGCAGCAACAGGCCCAGGAAGCCGAAAAGACTCTGAAAAAGGAATGGGGCAAGGCCCATGACGAGAATATCCAGGTGGCGCAGAAGGCGGCCCGTGAATTTGGTGTCACGGCCGACCAGATTGACGCCCTGGAAAAGACGATGGGCTATGACGGCGTGATGAAATTCATGCACTCGATTGGCAGCAAACTGGGTGAGGACGGCTATGTGGCTTCCGGCCCGGGTGGCAACAACAGCTTCACCGGGGCCATGACACCCGAGCAGGCCAAGTCCCGGATTGCGACGCTGCGCCAGGATTCCGGCTTTGTTGACCGCTACACCAAGGGTGATACCGAGGCCCGCAAGGAAATGGCCCGGCTCCACGAAATGGCGTACCCCAGCGAGGAATGACATGACCGGGGCTTGCGATAAACTCAAAATGGTGCTATAAACCCATGCAAGAGACTGAAATCCGTCTTGAATGCCTGAAACTGGCACACCGCCACGACCACGATGCAGAAATGGTGGTCAAGCGGGCCGGGGAATACGAGAAGTATGTGACAGGCAGTTCGGCCACAACCCCTGAAAAGGGGCGGCCACCCAAAAAGAAGTCCGGACAATCCAGCGATCCGTTTTCGTAGGACCCGGATGACAGCCTGAAAGCAGGTGTCCCGCCCTGGACTGAAATGGGCATGAAGCCGGCCCTGTCAACGGCAGACAAGCCCTTCGGAAACCGTTGAACTTAAACGATTTTGGAGGGCAGCCATGTCTGTCAATCTTCCTGAACATTATGTCCAGCAGTATTCGACTAACGTGCAGCTGCTCCTGCAGCAGCGTGGCTCGAAACTGCGTCCGTTTGTCATGTCCGGTTCCCATGTGGGTAAGCAGGCCAGCCCTGTTGACCAGATCGGTTCCGTTGAAATGTCAGACGTTGCCGGTCGCTTCCAGCCGATTGGCCGCACTGATGCGCCGACCGATCGCCGCTGGGTGTTTCCGACCGACTCCGATCTGCCGCAGCTCATTGATCATTTCGATAAGCTGCGCCTGATCACCGACCCGGAATCCACCTACGTCACCAACGGCGTGTACGCCGCCGGCCGGCGTATGGATGACCACATCATCAACGCTTTCTTTGGCGATGCCAAGACGGGCGAGGAAGGCAGTACCACAACTTCCCACCCGGCTGGTCAGCAGGTCGCTGTCAACTACGGCGCCTCCGGCAATGTGGGCCTGACGGTTGCCAAGCTGCGCGAGGCCAAGCGCCTCCACATGGCCAATGAAGTGGACCTGGAAGCGGATCCGTTGTGTGTGGCGGTCACTTCGGTTCAGCATGACAACATGCTGGCTGAAGCGCAGGTCATCAGCACCGACTACAACGACACGCCGGTACTGGTGGACGGCAAGATCACCCGCTTCCTGGGTATCAACTTTATCCACTGCGAGCGCATGAAGACGGATGGCAGCAGCTACCGCCGGATACCGGTGTGGGCCAAGTCCGGTATGTATCTCGGCATGTGGGAGGACATCCAGTCGGATGTGTCTCAGCGTAAGGATCTGCAGGGTCACCCCTGGCAGGTGTATCTCTATCTGACTGCTGGCGCGACCCGCCTTGAAGAAGAAAAGGTGGTCGAGGTCAAGTGCAGCGAAAGTTAAGCCGGAGGGTTAAATCATGGCTGAAGTAGAACTGAAATCTACAACCATTACCAACCGTGATGCGACGCCGGCCAAACTGACCGACGCTCGTATCTCGGGCGGTATGCTGCGCGAGGCCTGTGGCCACGTGCAGTCCAACAGTGACGACTCGGGTAACAGCGAGTACCTGATGTGCATTGTGCCGTCAAACGCCCGTGTATCTCAGATCCTGCTGTCATCTGATGACTCGGGTACCACGGGTACCGCCAATGTCGGCGTGTTCGACATGGACGGTGACGTGGTGGACGAGGACCTGTTTGCCTTGGCCGTGGATATCAACACGGCGGCGCTGACGCACAGTGACGTGACTTACGAATCCGGCAACTTTGGTGTCGAGGATTCGGAGAAGCCGCTGTGGGAAGCCCTGGGCAACAGCGAGGACACCCAGACTGAGTACATTATCGGCCTGAAGCTGACCGCCGCGGTCACTGCAGCCACCGATATGGCACTCAAGGTCCGGTACGTCATTTAAGGCTGACGGGGGCCTTCGGGCCCCCATCACCATGAGGAATTTCTGATGGCAGATCGATTTTACGGTTTGGACCGCGGTGACACGGAATTTGACGTGTCTGAGGGTTCGTCCAGCCCGACCAAGGACGTGGAAGTGGCGGTTGACCTGGCGGTGAGTCTTGAGAAGTCGGAAGTGCTACAGGCACTGGACATGATCCGGAATCACATCGTCAAGGGCGACTGGCCCCCGGCGTGAGGAGTGAATCATGCGCGACAGTGTTGAACTGTTAGTCAACGCCAGTGCCACCGGCGACTGGAAATTTTTTAAGGGTGGCCGGGCCAGCGTGGTTGCCGATGCAACTTTCAGTGGCGGCAATCTGCAACTGCAGATGAAGACCAAGCTGGGCAATGCCCTGGATGTGGGTAACGCAATCAGTGCATCTGACAAGCAGGATTATGACCTGCCGGCTGGTGAGTACCGTATGCAGGTCGCCAGCGGTTCACCGACCGGGATATATGCCGACATTGTGACGGTCCCTTACAACTAAGCGGGGTGACGCATGGCGTCTGACGTACAAATCTGCAACCGTGCGCTGCAGAAACTGGGCGCCAGCCGTATCACCAGTCTGACTGAAGATTCTCCCAACGCCCGTAACTGTAATGTGGCGTATGAGGATTTACGGGACCGTGAGTTGCGTGGTCATGTCTGGAATTTTGCGGTCAAGCGCACAACCCTGGCAAAAGATGCGTCCAGTCCGGCGTACACCTATTCCAACTCCTATACGTTGCCGTCTGATTTTCTGCGGCTGCTGGCGCCTGATCCCGAGCTGAATTACAACACCCTGGACTGGGTGATCGAGGGCAAGGCTATCGTAACGGACGCTTCAGCCCCGTTGAAGATCCGGTATATATACCGGGTCACCTACCCCAACCAGATGGATCCTCTGTTTCGGGAGGCACTGGCGTCCCGCATTGCCTACGAGCTTTGTGAGCCTATCACCCAGAGCAATACGAAACGCCAGCTGGCGTGGGAAGATTACCGCAACGCCATTCAGGAAGCCCGGCGTACCAACGCGATTGAAAAGCCGGTTTCAGCGGAGCCACCCCGGGATTCCTGGATCACCGAGAGGGCGTAACCATGCCCCGGGTCGCGCCACTTCAATCCAATTTTTCCGGGGGTGAAATATCACCGCTAGCCTATGGCCGGGTCGATGCCGATCGTTACGCCACGTCCCTGAAAACCTGCCTGAACTATTTGCCAACCGTGCAGGGCGGGCTGACCCGGCGCACCGGTACCGTGTTTGTCAACGAGGTCAAGAACAGTGCTGACAGCACCCGGTTGATCCCGTTCGAGTTTTCCACCACCCAGGCATACGTCATCGAGTTTGGCGACCAGTATTGCCGTTTTTTCAAGGACCAGGGCGCCATTCTGGAATCCGGTGTCAGCATAACCGGCATCACTAACGGTAACCCGGCCCAGGTCACTGCATCCAGCCACGGGTTCAGCAACGGTGACGTAGTGTGGATATCCGGCGTGGTTGGCATGACTGAGGTGAATAGCCGCTATTTCAAGGTGGCCAACAGTGCCACCAACACGTTTGACCTGCAGGATCTGGATGGTAATGCCATTGACAGTAACACCTATGGCACTTACTCCAGTGGCGGCACGGTAGCCCGGCTGTACGAGATTGCGTCCCCCTACACCAAGGCTGACCTGTTTGAGCTGAAATTCACCCAGTCAGCGGATGTGCTGTACCTGACCCATCCGGATTATGCGCCCCGAAAACTGAGCCGTACCGGGCATACAGCCTGGACATTCACCGAAATTGACTTCCAGGACGGGCCTTACCTGGCGACTAACAGCACTGCCACCACTTTGGCGCAGTCCGGCAGTACGATCACGGCATCCAGCACCACCGGTATCAACGGCGGCGACGGTTTCAAGAGTACGGACGTTGGCCGGCCGATCCGGATCAAGAATGGATCGAACTGGGAGTGGAAGGAGATCACCACGTTTACTGACACGACGCATGTAGACGTGGATGACAGTGACACGATTTCAGCGACAGCCAGCTGGCGTCTGGGTGTGTGGTCTGAAACGACTGGCTATCCGAGCACGGCCACGTTCCATGAAGACCGGCTGGTGTTTGGCGGGCCGACAGATAACCCGCAGCGTATCGACGCCAGTAACACCAGTGATTATGAGAATTTCGCCCCGACTGACGCGGACGGCACGATACCCGATAATCGGTCCTTGGCGTTTACCTTCAACGCCAACCAGGTCAATGCTATCCGCTGGATGCTGAGTGATGAAAAAGGCATGGTGGTGGGCACCGTGGGTGGCGAGTGGCTGGTCCGGCCGTCTATTCAAGGTGAGGCCTTAACGCCTTCCAACATCACGGCCAAACAGGCGACCACTTACGGCAGTGCCGATCTGCAGGCTTTGAAATCCGGCAAGGCGGCCCTGTTTGTGCAGCGTTCCGGGCGCAAGGTGCGTGAGCTTAACTATTTCTTTGATGTCGACGGTTTCCAGGCCGGCGATCTGACCATATTGGCCAACCATATTACCGAGTCTGGTATCAAGGACACGGCGTATGTCGAGGAACCGCAGCCGATTGTCTGGATGGCGCGGAATGACGGCACCCTGGTTGGCGTGACCTATGAGCGCAGTCCGGACTCGTTACGGGCCGGCTGGCACCGTCATGTGATCGGGGGTGTGGGTGACGCCAGCGGCAATGCGCCCGATGTCGAGAGTGTGGCGGCCATCCCAGCGCCGGACGGCACCTATGAGGAACTGTGGCTGGTCCTTAAACGCTACATCAACGGCGAGACTGTCCGCTATATCGAATACCTGTCCCGGCATTTTGATGACGAGACTGCCCAGGAAGATTCCTTTTTTGTGGATTCAGGCCTGACCTATGACGGCGCCAGCACGTCAACTGTCAGCGGCCTGGACCACCTGGAGGGAGAAACGGTGGCCATTCTGGCGGACGGGGCTGTGCAGGCGTCCAAGACAGTGACCAACGGCGCCATTACCCTGGACACGGCCGCCAGTGTAGTGCATGTCGGGTACAACTATAACTCTGATGGTGAAATGCTGCGGCTGGAGGCGGGGGCCGCTGACGGTACGGCGCTGGGCAAGACGCGCCGGACCAACCGGATTGCCGTGATGTTCTACCGGTCACTGGGCCTGAAACTGGGTTTTGATCTGGATAATGCCGGTGACCTGGACACCATCACTTTCCGGACCACGGCGACCCAGTTGAACAATCCGCCGGCGCTGTTTTCAGGTATCAAGACGTTTGAAGTCAATGGCGGCTATGATTTCGATAATTTCATCGCATGGCGACAAGACCAACCCCTGCCAAGTACAATACTGGCAGTAGCGCCACAGATGGTGACACAGGACAGGGGATGATCGAGATCGTGCGATTTCAGCCAGAACACATGAGCCAGGTTGATGAGCAGCAGGCCACTGTGGGCCTGAGTGAGTACCTGACGCCTGAGCACGTCCAGATACTGGCCCAGTCGCAGATTGCCTATACCGCCCTGTCGGGTGACCGGGTGGTAGCTTGTGCGGGCATTGTGGACCACTGGCCGGGCCGCGGCGAGGTGTGGGCCCAGTTGGCCCGGGACCTGGGCCGGGATTTCCTGGCCGTACACAATGCCTGTAAACGGGTCTTATCCCTGGGCACGCACCCCCGTCTTGAAGCGGTGGTGGCAGAGGGGTTCGAGGCCGGGCACCGTTGGATCCAGCTGCTGGGTTTCAGTCGGGAAACACCTGAGCCCATGAAAAATTACTGGCCGGACGGCGGTTCGGCCGTGCTGTACAGCCGGGTGGTGGACTAATGTCAACCGCACTTGCAGTTATTGGGACTGCGTTTACGGCCATTGGGCAGATCCGCCAGGCCAACGCCCAGGCGTCGGCCCAGCGGTATAACGCTGGCCTAAAGCAGCGTGAGGTGGCTATTGCCGAGGCTAACGCCGACCTGACCCGGCAGCAGACTAATGAGAACGAACGCCGACACCGAACCCTGGCGCGAAAGAAGCTGGGGAGTCTCCGGGCGAATCTGGGAGCGTCGGGTGTGACGATCGACGGTTCCGCACTGGATGTGCTGGAGGAATCGGCCGCCAATGCTGAACTGGATGCCCTGACCATTCGCCATGAAGGCAAGCTGAAGGAGCTGAGCCAGCGTAACCAGGGGCTGACTTCACGGGCAGATTCCGAGTTGCTGAAGTCCAGTGCCAGCAGTACAGAAACATCCGGGTATATGTCAGCGGCCGGTACACTACTGTCCGGTGGGACTAAGGCCTACAACATGCACCAGAACCGACAGGCGTTGAAACAGACCTGATGCCCAGATTACGCACATACGAACTACAGACCCGTTCCCGCGGGAGTGTCGGCGGTGGCAGCCCCATGGGTGCCAGCGGCGATGCGTTTGGCGCCCAGATTGGCGAGAGTATGCAGCGCCTGGGCGTGGCGCTGAACAAAATCGGGGAGGATATGTATGAAACCCGGATCAATACCGCGGTTTCTACTGAATTGTCTCAGGCGCAGCAGCAGCTGCAGGAATACGCCTTCACTCTGCAGAACGGTAGCGTTACGGAAAACGGCGAGATTGTCCCACCGCCGGATCCGACCGAGCACCGGCAGCTTTACGAACAGAAAGTCAAGGAACTGGAAAGCCAGGCCCGACAGAACCTGGGCGAGAATGCCGCCTTCACCGCGTTCCAGACAGAATTTCAGTCCTACGC